TGTTGCACCAATGATTGGGATGCTAGTTGTCAATCAATGTATAATTATTGTCAAGAAGGCTGGCCTACTGGCATAGATGATTTAGTAGGCAATGGAATTATGATTTATCCTAATCCAACTACAGGTAACGTAAATATAGAAACTCATTTAGATATTGAATACGAATTAAGAGATGTGTCAGGTAAGTTGATACTAACTGGGATTGATAACCGGATTGATTTGAGCCGATATGAATCTGGGATATATTTTCTAACGATTATACATAAAAATAAACGATTTAACAAAAGACTTATTAAACAATGAAAAAACTTCTAGTATTACTTTTTCTAGTTCCATTTATATTATGTGCACAGGAAAAACAGAGCGATTTTAATCAAACCTTAAAAAAGGTATTTAAGTATTCAACAGTTTATGGAGCAGTAAATGGTGGGAACTCTATATCAGACCTCTCAGTGTATTCAGTTACAAGTGGTTTAGAGACAGATATTATAGAAACACCGTTCGATTACTCAGTAACCTTCGGAGTTAGGAAGATAGCTAGGTTAGGATATGAAAATAGATCTAATGCTTTTTACAACGGCACGGAAAATTCATTTAGTGATGCTGCAACGATTGGGAAAATTAGCGGTTTTGAATTTCTATTCGAAGTTGATTATAAAAGACAGCAAGGTATTAACTACTTAAACCAACATCACTTCTTACGATATGTAGCCGATGATTGGATTGCAAAGGTTGAATATCTTCAAGACGGATTTGCTGATATTGAATACTTTGAAGCATCTCAAAGATACCGATACAAAATAGGAAGAAAATTATCGCTTAACGTCGGAATTGTTGAAAGGTTATCTGAGCCTTATGGATATGATCCACTAGAAGATTGGTTGTTATCTAATGGTAATTTACATTATACTGATTTAGCAATCCAGGAAGGATATTCTGTATTATTTAACGGAACCGATGCAATAGAATATTACGATCCTTCTGGAATATTGATAGCAGAAAATACTCAAGTATGGGAAGCTGTTGTTATACCAGATATGTTATCTAATTATACGAATAGGAAAAGAAATCAATTGGATAATATGTTACAGCCTTCATTAGTTATCGGTTTTGATTATTATCATTACACAAAGGAGTTTTGGTTACATAGTTGGGGTAACTTAATGCCATATCATTATGATGATGGTAACGAATTCTCATATCATAAATATAATAATGGACAATGGGTTGATTATTCTGGTGGCCTTATATTTGGATATAAGTTTAATAAACATTTAGGAGTATTTTTAGAAGGTAAGTATAATAAATACTGGAATAGAAACTGGCATAATTTTTCCGTAGGGGTAAATTACATCGTACTATAAAAGATAAATAATAAAAAGAAAACATTATAAATGACTTCGACTCCAATAAAAGAACTTAACGAAGATTCGACGTTTAAGGTAAGTATTAAAACACTAATCGCAATAGGATTTGCTATGGCATCTCTAATTAGCATGTGGTTTATACTACAGGCAGATATAGAAGAAGCTCGTAATTTACCGGTAATCGAAATCCCAGTGCCAGAAGTAACACGAATGGAATTTGATATGAAAGATCAGATGATAAGAAACACTATACTTACTACGCAAGAAGATGTGAAGGAAATTAAAGAAGACATTAAGAAAATTGAAGAAAAGCTAGATAAATTTAGATAACAATATGAGATACTTAAAACTATTACTTTCTATATTATCACTAATAATAGTAACGTTAGGTCATTCACAAACAATAGATGTTGGTGATGGGGTTGTCGTTGCTCACTTTAATGCATCTTGGAACGAAGTCAATGCAGTTCCTTGGATAGAAGATATCAATGAATGTAATTTAGTTTTAGTCGATATTTCTACAAATCAAGAGATTATGAAACGGTGGGAAATAATAGTGGTTCCTACTATTGTTCTTTTCAAAGATGGCGAGGAGATTAAACGATGGCAAGCAAACGTTGCATTCAAGATAGAAACTGACGTTAAAACTGTACAGGAAGCTGTTGATGAACAAAATCTTAGCGATTTCTAATGATTGATCCTGAAGAAGAATACGATGATTGGTATCCTGATCAAATGCTATAAAGTCACTACTTACGTAGTGACTTTTGTTGTTTTCATAGTGATGTTAATAACTTTTGAAAAATAAGTGTCTAAAAGTTTTTTATTTCACGTTAAAAGTATTATATTATAATATAACAAATTAAAACAATATAAAAAACAAACTATGGGTAAGCGAAAAAAACGTTCCGATCGAAATCATCTAATATACCAACTAACAAACACGGTAACTGGTGAAAAATACATTGGAGTTACCGTAGTATCTGGGAGAGCTTACTTAAAATCACTTCGTTCGAGGTGGATTCGTCATATTTACAAAGCCGGAGTATTAATGGCAGAATATCCTATTAGCGAATCAATAAGAACTTACGGAGAGGAATCTTTCAAACGTGAAATTCTAACATTAGTTAGAGGAAAGAAAAACGCATTTAAGAAAGAGGCAGAATTAATAAATTTAATCCATCCAAAACTTAATACACGAATGCAAACAATATAACAATTGTTAATAACTTTTGAAAAATAAGTATCCAAAAGTTTTTTATTTCATGTAAAAAGTATTATATTATAATATAACAAATTAAAACAATATAAAAAACAAATCTATGGCAAATCAACAATTTACTCCGAACGAACTTAAAGTTATCAAAGCATTTACACAATCCGATTTCTTCGATGGTTTTGAATCAGTCATATGGGACTTCTCTCTTTTAGATATTTTAGATATGGCACCGAGAACTAGATCTGGAGTATTCTCGAGTTTACAACAAAAAGAATTCTTTTCAATTACTGAACGAAACAAAAAATACTACATTGATTCTAACGGTGTTAAACAACGAAATCAATACTATGATCCAAACGATTATGGAACTTACTCTTTAACAGAAAAATGCGTTGAAGCACTTAAAAATGCAAATCTTATACATACTAACGGTTATACAATTAACTATTAAATGTTAATAACTTTTGAAAAATAAGTATCTAAAAATTTTTTATTTCACTAAAAAAGTATTATATTAAACTATAACAATAAAACATTAATAAACAAAAAAACATCATTATGGCAAAATCATCTAGAGGCGGATTAACAAACTACGAAAAACAAGACGTAATTTATTCACAATTTCAAAGAGCAATCCGCAAATCAGAGTGGGAAGATCGTAACCCATCTAAACGAGAACTTACATTAGTTGAAAAACTAACTAAACAAACGAAACTTGATAAAGAAATCTTCGCGAAAAAAAATATCGATCGAGAAGAAACTCCATTTATTTCTACGTACAATCCAAATAATCCACTAAACGGATCATCATCATGGAGTAAACAAAAATGGTCAGAGTACAATGCGAAAGTAAAATCAGACGCTAAAGCGAAACAACAATCATAATATATCATATAAACTTTATATCATGATAAAATCATTCAAATATACTACGGAAGAACATTACGTAGAGTTTGTACTTAAATGTACAAACGATGAAGAGGATGCAACTGCAAAATTAATGAATCACAATACAGTGATGTTAATTCTACAAGAGAGAATTCTTCCGGAAGATTGGGATGAAGAACGAGCATTACCAGAAGTTGAAGTTATGCTTCATTATTTTTGTGATGTAGAGGAATACGAACTATGTCAACAAATAATAAACAATTGGCCAGAGCTTAAAAACGATTGTTAATAACTTTTGAAAAATAAGTATCCAAAGATTTTTTATTTCACATAAAAAGTATTATATTAAACTATAACAATAAAACATTAATAAACAAAACAACAACAGTATGGTAGAAAAACAAAAAAAGGCGAGATTGAAACTTGTAAAAATGAAGGATGTGAAATTCGATCCTGCAATCTTCAAACCTATGAGAACGAAAACTCCGGTAGATTACATGTTTTCTTCTGAAGGTGGGTTTTACCCGGCCACAAATTATATGTTAGTTGGAGATCCCGGAATCGGTAAATCAACATTCGGGTTAGATATTATCGCCGATGTTCAAAAGCATAGTAGAGGTAATAAAAAAGTATTATTCATATCCGGCGAAATGAATCAAATCGATATGCACGGTTACGTTAAACGTTACCCAAAATTCAAGAATATACAAACTCTATTCTTATGCGATTACCTCGATTCAAATCCGAAAGATATCATCGAGAGAACATTCAAATTAGGTTGGGATTTAATACTAATCGATTCATTTATCGAAGTTCAAGAAGCAGTTCAAGCTTCTAATCGAATAACTCGAACTCATGCAGAAAAATGGTTTATCGATTTAATGGTAACTCATAATAAAGGAAAAAACAAAGGAAAGCATTATACTTCCTTTTTAGCAATCCAACAAGTAACCAAAGGCGGTAATTTCGTAGGATCCAATAAACTTAAACATAACACCACTGGTATGTGCGAACTTCGTTATTCAAATGAATTTGCAGGAGATAGATATATTAAATTCTCTAAAAATCGTAGAGGAGGTAAATATGAAAAACTTTATTTTGATCTAGAATCTACTGGTTGTGTAAATTACGATATCAAACGTTTAGAGCGAGATGAAGAAATTAAACGTAGGATTTCAAAAGAAAAGGATAACATGCTTAAAGAGGAAGAATTATTTAATATGATGTTCACTCGAAAGAAGCAAACTCAAGATGAGGAAAATGAAACTAATCAATAAAACAATCATATAATTATTAACAAACAAAATTTATAACAATGAATTTATCAAAACAAATTAGCTCTGAGCATTGGAGTTCTTTCAAAAATAGTGCTTTTAACAATCAACCACTTAGGAAGGAAATTAATTTAGCCGAACTAAAGTTTCTAACACTAAACGATGTAGATTACTGCGGGTTGAAATTAGGAATGAGCAAACGAGCTATTCGAGATATAATGAGTATTCTCGGTTTAGCAAATACGTTCGGTGGAAAAATCAATAACGTATTCGGTGAGCAATTCACACAAACACTTCTTAACACAATGAAAGATGCGATATCTGTTAAAAAGAATATATCAGTTACTCTTTTAGTATCGCCTAACAGAATCATTCAGCGAATACATAAAAGCGGAAGTTCTTGGGTGAGTACCGACAATTTCTTCGATATCGTTGAGACTACTATCGATAAACATGGTCTTATCGTAAACAATTGCGAACAAAATAACGACGGTCAAATTATCGTTAAAACTACAAATCCAAATTCCGAGTTCGATATCAAAGGAAAAAATCTAGATTCATCTCAGGAAGTTTTCCAAGGAGGATTAAACTTTACTCGAACTTATAATGGTTTTGACGTTGATCCATATCTATACAGACTATGGTGCGCTAATGGAATGGTAACTAGAGAATTCGAAGAGAGTATTCGAATGACAAACATCCAAACAAAGGATTGGGAAGCATTCCATAAAAATATTGAGAGAATCGAAAAGAATAACTTTCAACCTCAAGGATTTATCGATAAAGTTAAAATGGCTGCAAACACACCGTGTTCTTTACGAGAAATGCAAATGGGTATTAACATGATTAAGAATTCATCTAATATCGATGATAACTCAATTCAACCATTCGTACCATACGGCGAAACTTATAATTCGTTTAAGAAAATGGGTATTCAACCAACCGAATTAACAAACGGTCAAAAACAAAATGCACGAACTAACGTTTCAATATGGGAGTTAGTAAATGGAATTACCGATTTTGCATCTCATGATTATGGCTTCGAAGTAAAAGATCAAGAAGAAAC